AGAAGGATGTATATCCTTGTTGTAATCTTTAAAGGGACTCTTCGGAGTCCTTTTTTTTATTTCCTAGGATTATAATCCGGATTTCTTTCTCCTACTAATACTAATTCAGGTATCAGTTCTTTTTTGCCATTATTTTTTTCAACTTCAATAATATTACCCGTCTCAATCCATTTGGATGTCCAGTATACAACAGGACTACTATCCATAAGCATTTTGAAGAGTATCGTTAATTCTATTTTTAGGTTGACTATTGATTATAGTTGTGGTAACATTAGACTTCTTACTATTATCGGCCACAGCTACTGTACTACCTTGAGCCGCTGCTTGTGGCATTCTTAATTCTATATTTTCAGCTGATATAGTGATGATCTTATTACCAGATTGAGACTCTTCAGCTTGCATTTGAGAACCTGAACCAGATTGTAATTGTAATACATCACGTACTCTATTAATATTACTAACAGCTTTATCAACATCACCTGTAAGATTAGCAAGACCATCAGTTTCAAAGTTTGTACCTTTGGTCAATTTACCACCCTGTAATACAGTTTCTAAGAGCTTGGTATATTCTACCATTTCTTCAATTGCATCATCCATATCAATTGATATATCACCCATCGTACTCATTCTTTCAAATACATCAGCAAACGCACTAAATGCATTTGCACCAGCAGTAATAGTATCTGCCTTTTCGCCTACTTCTATAGCTTGTTCTACAGGACTCTTAGATCCAGTAAAGAATCCAACAATAGAAGACCCTAGGTCAGCAAGAGCATTGACACCTTTACCTGCACCAAATGCAGTTAGACCAGCACCTAGGGCAGCAAGAGATCCAGTAGCCGCTAGTGTTCTTTCTATATCAGCGCTATCGCCAATAGTTAATAGTGTATCGACTTCGCGTTTAATATCTTCAGCAAAATTATCACCAGCTGTAAATTTAGTAAGAGCATCTGCAGCTCCAGCGCTGCCTTTACCTATTGCAAATGCAACTAAACCGGCTGATAGAGCTGTCATAGTTCCTACAAATCCACTAACATCGCCTTTAGCACCCGTATCAATTGATAGTAATGTTTCTACTTCTTTCTTAATATCAGCAGCAAAGTTATCGCCCTGAAATGTTGTTATTGCGTCACCAACACCAGATCCAGCTTTACCTATAGCAAACGCTGATAAGCCTATTCCTAGGCCTGTTAATGTAGCAACTAAACCGGCTGTATCTTTAGCTGATGCAGTATCTATTGATAATAGAGTCTCTACTTCTTTCTTAATGTTATCAGCGAAGTTGCCTTCACTAAATGATGATATTGCAGTACCAACACCGTCTGCAGCTTTACCTATACCAAATGCAGCCAGTCCAATTCCTAGACCAGTTAATGTTAAGCTTACAGCAGCAGCATTTCCACCCATGCCTGGTATATCACCAATAGATAATAATGTTTCTACGTTATCTTTAATATCTTGTGGCCAGTCGTTACCTTCAGAGAACTTAGCAACAGCTTTTGATGCGCCTTCGCCTATAGTAAATGCAGCTAAGCCAACGCCTAAAGCCAGCATTGTAGCAGAAACTGCTGCAACATTACCTACAGTCATTCTATCAGATTCAGCCATTGACAATAGATCATCAACGTTTTCTTTAATCTTTTTAGTGTCTAACTCTTCCATCTTGCCCATAGCATATGTAAGACCAGCTGCACCTATACCTACACCTGCAAGTAATGCGCCAGCGGCCATAGCAGCTCCGCCCATCATACCACCGAGCTTGCCCATCATACCAGGACCAGATTTACTATCCGACTTACCGTTATCGTTAACTACTATACCACCATCTAACGACGCTCTAATATCTTCGAATAAAGATAATCTTTCCATCTCTCCTTCTGCATCAGAAAGCCTATTAGCGTCCATAGCCTCAAAGAAGTTTTCAAATACTGTTGATATACTCTTATTGGTCTCAAGAGCAGATGTTTGCAGTTTCTTCATTTCCAATAAATGACGTCGTGTATTTCTACCATCACGTTCAATCTCAATGGTTGACTTATTATTAGCCGCCATTAAATCGATTAGTTCTTGAAATTGCCCTGTGTTATCATCTGCCATGAGTGTCTACCTTTATTTTTTGTTAAATGCCTGAGCCCCAAAGAATGCTGCAACAATACCAGCAACAGCTACAAAATATGTAGGTGCCATACTACCTAGAGTTGCTTGCGCTTGGTCTAGACCAGCTAATGATGCTAGTACTACAGCAAAAGGATACAGTAACATACCACCTAGCGCAAACCAAGCCATTGATCTTTGTGCATCTCGCATAGCATCTTGATCATCAAGCTCTTTACGTTTAAACTCAAGGTACATAGCTTCTTCTTCTTTGGATACCTTACCATCACCGTTGCTATCTGCTGGGTGATGTACTTTTGTTTCTTCTGTCATTATCGATTCCTCTGTTTCATTTTTCGATTTTCTTCTTCAATATATTGGTGTAATAGACTAACGTATATTTGCCTTTCCCATGGTAGCATATCTTCCAATTCTGTCAAGCTGTACTTATGATGTTGTACTAATGCAAAGTTTGTCTTATAATAATTGGTTAAGCTTTCGTGCGAAAGGCCTATGAAAAAAAACTTTGCAGACCCTTTAACTCAATCTCATTCTCTTCTTTGCATTGGTGACATATCAACTTAGTCTTATACTCTACAGCTGGAATGTCTTGAAAGAATTCTTGCACCTTTTTAAACTGTGCTGAATTTAAGTTGTCAATAAAATTAACTAATTCATCTTTACCCATTTCATCTCTATTGTATACTGCATCTGCATCAAATATACTTTCAATGCATTCCATTATTAGATCCATTAAACCTTCAACTGAGTTTAACTTTGTTGCATCAATGCTACCAAATGTCTTAACTGAAGGCCACTTCATTTTAAGACCTACTTCATCATTTATCATTACAACATTAGTTTTATCACTAATATTTGTCATCTTAACATTATTAACATTAACAACAAGTGGATTTAACGTATCGCACTTATCGCACTTAAGCTGTAATTCCATATCCTCACCAACTGATTTACCTCTTAGTTGTAAGAACAAATATTCTATATCAAATGTTGTTAGATCATCAATGTTTTCAATTGAATAACACGAACTAATAACATTCCGTACTGATTGTGCAATTTGTCCAGGGTCACTGGATTCTAATGCTATCATTAGGACCTTTTCTTCTTTTACTAAGTAAGGTCTCATATTTAGTTTTGCACCTGTTGACGGTAAATACACGTCATACATAGGTACGTTAATCTTGGGTAAAGCCATTCTATTCTCCTAATTATAAAAAATTATATTAAATCATATTAACCAAGAAGCGAATTGAGAACCGTTCCTGCTGTTGAGAACGCGGTATCCACAATATCTTCTGGTACGTAGTTTTCGTAACTCATTGTCACTGTCATTTTCTGAACGGTGTTTTCACTGTTGTTGTCCAGATTAATTGCACTGATTGTTGTAGGGAATGCACCCTCCAGTTTTACAGCATAAACTGGGATATTGTTTTGATCTAACTGTTGTATAACAATATCTGTAACGAAATCTTTTTTGTATCCTGCCCTATAATTTTCAACATCGAATATACCAGTAGACCACGCATCAAACATCTTTTTGATATAGTAATCATTAGTAAGAAGAAAGGTCATACTGATATCTTCATTGATAACCGAGTATGGGATCTTAATTGCTTGTCGTTCAGCAATATAGTCTATAGTACTAATTTGCCTACCAGGAAAGCTAACAGCTTCGCATAGTAATGCAATATCTCTTGGATCTGGTATAAGATTTTTTGGTGATCCACCACTAATAGCGTTCTTTGCAAGGTCACCAATCAAACTACCAATATCCTGATTAAGTAATGACCTAACACTGTTGGCTGTAGGAGGAGTAAAGAATATTTGAAAGCGATTTTGCATTGCAAGACCACCCTTCTTAGATATTACTGCTTTAAGGTTGTCTATACTGTTCATGATGCGTATTGTTTCCTTGAGTATCTCCAAACAGATTCGGCTTTAACACCTTTGAACTGTTCTGTTGGTAAGAATATTGCAATAGGCCATTCAGTCATAGGCACACGTACTATACGAGACTTAACATGGTCCATTAAGTAATGCTTAAAACATGGTGCAAATTCTTTATATTTCTTAGCACCAACAATAGTTGCATAACGTAGTTTCTGCAATCGTGTAGTATCATTCATAGTCTTAGGTGCTAAGTCCATCATTGCATCTAAGAACCGAGCACGTACTCCTGGTGATAGATAGTGCAAGTTTAGTCCATAGAAACCACCCTTAGCAGGTTCAACCATAATCGTTAGAGGGAATCTATCGTAGTATGGTAATGTTGCCTTATGCTTAGGATCATAGAAATACATCATCATATCGCCAACTCTTGGCTTTGTTGTAGGTTCTAATGCTGTATCCTTAAGCAATGATCGTGGATTAGTATCACCCAACTTCTTAACGTTGCGCTTAAACCAGTTTTGAGCGTCCTTAGTCCTAGGTGTTATCCCAGCTCTAAATGCTTGCGATTGTAGTGTATCGAATAATGAATCAGCCATATAACTATTTATATCTTCCTATTGGTAGTTTACCAATTTATTTATAAGGCTTCTTCTTAGGAGACTCGTTAATCATCTTAACGCCGATATTTTTAAGAGTTACTTCGGTCCAAATTTGGAACTTCCAACCACGTGACTTAGCGTACTCTTGTGCATAGGTCCATTTAGACGTATTCTTTATATAAGCACTTACTTCGTTGAGATACTTTTTTGTTTTACGCTTAGGATTCTTAGGTGGTACAGTCTGTTTTGCAGGTTTGATTTCAACTAGGATGATGTCACCATTAGATTGTTCAATCATCATATCGATAAAGTATCTATGCCATCTACCATCAGTGTTGCACTTATATGGAATGACTACCTCTTCACTATTCCATCGTACTATAGCAGGATTACCATCGAACCAACGCATTGCATTACGTTCCCATAGTGATCTGTATTTAACCTTAGTAGGATCTCCAGCATACTTCTTTTTGTTCTTAACAGTGTATTTTCCAGAGTATGTAGACTTCCAAGCCATATAAATAGTTCTATAGTTATTAATGTATTAGTATTTATATAGGTAGACAAACACATGACAATCTTAACATTCCCTGAGACACTCAGGTCAAGAGTATCCGAAGATGGATTTCCACACGTATCTTTCTCAATGGCAAGAAAAGGAGTTCCTGAGTTCACTCAGATTCACTTGTTCGTCCCAGTGGGTATAGGATCTAATGACGGTATGAACTACGGGTCTGCTGAATTAGGCATTGGTGGTATGGTTGCAAATGCTGCAGTAAATGGTGAAAGCGTTACTGGAGCTGACGTGGCATCAGTAGGCATTAAAAACATAACAGGGGCCCTGGGTTCTGTTCCTGGCATTGGTGGATTTGCAAAATCAGCTGAACTGAAGAGTGGATTGATAGTTAATCCCTATACTGCAACGACATTCGAAGGAGTCAATGTAAGACAATTCGAATTTGCATTCAAGCTTGTACCTACATCAGCTTCAGAATCAGTAACAGCTCATGATATAGAGAATGCGTTTAGAAAGTACATGTATCCAAAGGATATAGGTGCAGGATCGTTAGAGTATCCACCTACGTTTCGTATCAAATTCATGGCTGGTGGTAAGGTCAATAAGTATATGCCAAGAATCATAGATACATATCTTACTGGAATGACAGCGAGCTATAATGCAACAGGTAATTCCTTTCATGCAAACGACGGTAAGCTCGGAGCTGCACCAGTAGAGATCGATCTTACGTTATCATTCCAAGAGGTACGTGCAATTACAAGAGATGATCTATATGGATCAGGTCTTAACTATATAGATGGATATGAATCAGCCGGTCATGTTGTTGGCGATTCTGCAGATAGCCTTAATCAGAATAAAGAAGTAAACGTATCTAATAGAGTAGGAGGATAATATGAGTTACTTTAGACAGTTTCCTAATCTACCTTATGATTTTGATCGTAATGGTATCAAACAGACAGTAGTCGATATCTATAGAAGTGCAAGACCACTCAAAGCATTCCTTGATGATCTTAATGCGTATAGCTTCTATGATATAAAGAATGGTGAAAGACCGGATATTGTGTCGCAACGCTTGTATGGTACTACTCAGTTCTATTGGACGTTCTTCGTTATTAATGATTTCCTTCATGACGGACTTGCTGCATGGCCGATGAGTCAAGAAAAGCTTCAAGCGTATATGGCACAAGAATATGAGGGAGTAGTCATTACAACGAATCCCTATGTAGATGAGACAGGAGATCCAGGAGTGATATCATCCTATCCTAATAGCTTAGCAGGACGATTTCAGTTAGGAGAAACAGTAACAGGTACGACGTCGAATGCAACAGGTATTGTAGTAAAGAAGAATCTAGATATGAATCAACTCGTCTTGCAATCTGTTGTAGGATCATTCATAGGATCTTCAGCTCCAGGACCATCTAATGCAACAGAATCTATAACAGGATCTGATTCAGACGATAGCGTTAATACATATGATGTCTATAAGTATATCGATGCACCCCATGACTACTATAGGACAGACGATCCAGATATGAGATTGCAAACAGTTGGGACATTCATTAATGGTGGACAGCCGAGCGGAGAACTTTCATATCATACGAATAGGAATCAACTCTTTACAAGTAACGAAGGCCGATCTAAGATAAGAGTAATAGATCCAAAGTATATAACAGACTTCGTAGAAAAATATGAGGCGATAATAAACAATGTCTAATACTAATAGTAAACTTGCTAATGGATCAGATGCTATAATACCATCATCGTACGAGTTACAAGAAGCAGTACTTACTTGTAGTAATGGAACAGAGTATAGTATAGGAGATCTTATAGCATCTCTCTCTATAGAAGAGTCTCTGTATAGTGGTAGTTTGCAAGGTGAGGTATCTATATTAGATGCTGCCCAACTGCTTGAAAAGGTGAAATGTGTGAGTGGGGAGGGACTACACCTAGTACTGAAGAGACGACTTCAAGATGGTCAACAGGACAAATACTCGCACAAATTCAGAATCGCAGAGATACATAGTTACGCTAAACTCAGTCCAGGTACAGCGACGTATGTATTCAGAGTAGTCTCAGAGCATGCCTATATCAGTCAGTCTAAGACTATATCTAAGCCGTTTAACAATGTACCAGGACAGTTAATAAAGAATATCTGTACAGATGAGTTGTCTATAGATGAGAAGAATCTTTCTATTAATACAGAGACTAAACAGACTATAGTAGGTGTATATCCACGTATGAGACCTATGTACCTTATTAATTGGTTAGTAAGGAGATCCTATGATAATGGTACACCGTTCTTCTTCTATGAGACTCTTGGTGATGGTATACATTTTAATTCTTATGAGAACATTGTTAATAAGGAATCCTATAGAGAGTATAAGTACGCTCCTAATATTAATACTATAGTTGGTAGTGAAGAGAACAATAAGTTACTTGCTCGGAAGGTATTAACGTTATCATCTGAGTTTAATATGAGTCAGTATATGAACATAGGTGCTGGAGCTTATTCATCTACATTACATACTATAGATATTGCTACTAAGTCGTACGATACACAGACGTACTCATACAGTGATTCTAAGCTACGCCTTAATGCCAATGGGGTATTACCTAAAGGGAGTCAGATACAAGAGAGACCCTTAGATGAACATAGGGATTCGACTAACTTTTATATCAGTCTTAACTCCCAGGCCGTATCAGGGGGCTCTAGTTACCAGGCACCTGCGAACTCAGATATACTCGCAGCGAATGCTTATATACAGAATATGGATTCGCTAGAGTTAAACGTGGAGATATTCGGAGACTTTAATCTCTCTGTTGGTATGACTATAGATATAAACATAGTTAAATCAGTTGATGCTGGAGATACTAAGAGAGGTAAAGATTTGTTCTTATCTGGTAAGTATATAGTATCTTCTATAGTACATGACTTTAAAGACGAGTATCGTATGAAGTTACTCTTAAAGAAAGATTCCTTTATAGAGTCATTAGATAATATACAGAAGAGAGATATATAGAATGTTGAAACGAGTTCTGACAGAAACACATCAAAAAAATTTTTCCGCCGAAAAAATGGCTCGGAAAGGGAGTATAGGAGTTTTAAATAATGAATAGAATGGATCAGTTTATAGGTGGTGGATTCACATGGTTTACCGGTGTAGTGGAAGATCGATTCGATCCTTTAGAAATGAACAGAGTAAAGGTCAGATGTTTTGGTTTCCATACAGAGAATAAAGGTACTATAGATGTTGACGATCTACCATGGGCTACTGTTATGTTACCTACAACTTCCTCTGGTACTTCTGGTATAGGTGATACGCCTCACGGTTTAATGGAAGGTTCATGGGTAGTCGGTTTCTTTAGAGATGGTGTATCAGCTCAAGATCCTATTATCATGGGTACAATCGCTTCTCAAAATTCTCCTCGTTCCAAGGCATTAGGCTTTACGGGAGATCATTATCCTTTAGCAGAATATCAGAATGAATCAGATATAAACTTTGCTGGTCGCCAGGATAAGTATTCCGCCTCTAGCCAATATGATACTCGTGTCCAAGGTTCCTCTCCTTCCGATATTCAGGTTGCGGTTCCTCCTAAAATTCCTACTGTATCCGAGGATAAGGCTGACGCTTATTATGCTGAGACTCCATGGAAAGAATTACCTCCTATGAATGGTCATATACCTGATTATCCATATAATAAAGTTAATCAGTCAGAAGCAGGTCATGTTACAGAAATTGACGATACTCCAGGTAATGAACGTACTCATCGTATGCATACATCTGGTTCTTATGAAGAGATCTATACTGACGGAACTCGCCAGGTTAAAATAGTCGGTGATGACTATGAAGTTGTATTCGCTAATAAGAATATTCATATTAAAGGTAATTGTTCTATGACTGTCGATGGCGATTTAAGACAGATGGTCTATGGTAACTATCATCTTCAGGTCGAGAAAGATATGACTATGAATATCAAAGGTTCTTTACAACAGAAGATTGGTGGTAATCATGAGGCTGAAATCGTCCGTAGCCGATCTACTAATATTGGTGTGGATGATAACCTAAGTGTTATGAATAACTCTACTACTAATATTATAAACGATAAGCTATTAACTGTTGGTAATGATTCTACTTCTGCTATTACAAATAATATGGCAACAACTGTTTTGAATAATATAAATGTTATGAACGCTGGTACATTTAGTCATACATCCTTAGGCGATTATACTCTTGCTGTTAATACGAATCAGACAATTGGTATCATTGGTAGTCAAACAACATCGG